GTCATATATATGATGTTGCAAAAGATAAATTTCTTAGCCCACAACCTTATATTTCATGGGCATTAGATGCTAATGATGATTGGCAATCACCAGTAACTTTCCCAACAGTTAAAAATTATGGTGATCCCCTTAAACCTTATGTAATTGACTGGGATGAACCAAATCAAAAATGGATAGCACACGATCAAGAAGAACCTCAAAATTCTTTTAATTGGGATGTATCAGCTTTAGCTTGGGTGTCCGCATAATTGATCTAAATCAATTCTTTTAATTACCCTTTACAAATATTTTAAAATCATTTATAATATTTTCATAAAGACATATTTATGAATTTAACAAATTATTATTGGTATTTTAAATCAGCAGTTCCTGAACATACATGTGATGATATTTCCAAATATGGAAAACAACTTCGAGATCAAATGGCAGTTACAGGTAATTATGGCGGTAAGAAATTAAATAAAAATCAAATTAAAGATTTAAAAAAGAAAAGAAATTCTGATGTTGTTTGGATGGATGAAAGATGGATATATAATGAAATTCAACCTTATATTAATGACGCAAATATACGTGCTGGGTGGAAATTTAAATGGGATCATTCTGAACCTTGCCAATTTACAAAATATAAAAAAGGTCAGTATTATGGTTGGCATTGTGATAGTTGGGATAAACCCTATGACAGGAAAGGAAAGCCCTCTCACGGAAAAATTAGAAAGTTATCCGTAACCGTAACTCTATCAGATCCAAAAAATTATAAAGGTGGAGAATTAGAATTTGATTTTAGAAATTTAGATCCAGATAAAAAACGTAATGTTCATAAATGTAAAGAAATATTACCTAAAGGATCAATAGTTGTATTCCCTTCTTTTGTATGGCATAGAATATGTCCTGTGAAAAGTGGAGAAAGAAATAGTTTAGTTATTTGGAATTTAGGATACCCCTTTCAATGAAAAAGAAAAAAAAGAAAATTAAAAAACTTAGCTACCCTCAACAATTGAATAGGGAAGATTATTTTAAATGTCCTATATGGTTTGCAGACGAACCACAGTTTGTTGATGATTTAAACAAAGTATCAGATAAATATATTGCAGCATCAAGAAAAAATATACAACCAGATATTAATAAAAGAAATAAATTAAATAAAACTAAGGGTGATTTAGGAAGTGTTTATCATTCAAGTACTTTGATAGGAGATCCAGCTTTTAAAGATTTAATTAATTATATTGGTGCAACATCACATAACTTATTAATAGAAATGGGTTTTGATATGACAAACCATCAATTATTTACTACAGAAATGTGGGTACAAGAATTTGCTAAAAATGGGGGCGGACACCATGCCTTACATACACATTGGAATGGTCATATGTCCGGTTTTTATTTTTTAAAAGCTAGTGATAAAACCTCTATGCCAATGTTTGAAGATCCAAGAGCTGGTAATCTTATGAACTTATTACCAGAAAAAGATAAAACAAAAATAACTTATGCAAGTTCACAAGTTCATTATAAAGTACAACCTGGTCGAATGATATTCTTTCCCTCATATATGCCACATCAATATATTATTGATATGGGTATTGAACCGTTTAGATTTATTCATTGGAACTGCCAAGCAATACCAAAAGGAGTATTAAATGTCGTTCAAGAAAAATAAATACACTGTACTAAAAAAAGCTATCTCACCTGAGTTAGCATCTTTTGTTTATAAATATTTTTTAAATAAAAGAAATACAGCAAGATTTTTATTTGATCAAAAATATCTATCTCCATTTAACACAGAACATGGTGTGTGGAATGATACACAAGTACCTAATACATATTCTCATTATAGTGATTTAGCAATGGAGACTTTGTTACAAGAAGTTAAACCTGTAATGGAAAAACATATTGGTTTAAAACTTAGCGAAACATATTCTTATGCAAGAATATATAAAAAAGGAGATATACTAGCTCGACACAAAGATAGATATTCATGTGAAATATCTACTACGTTGAATCTAGGTGGTGAATTATGGCCTATATATTTAGACCCAACAGGTAGGGAAGGCCAAGCTGGAATAGAAGTTAATTTAGATCCAGGGGATATGTTAATTTATTCTGGATGTGATTTAGAGCATTGGCGAGAAGAATTTAAAGGTAAAGATTGTGGGCAAGTATTCTTGCATTACAATAAAAAAAATTCAAAAAAAGCAAAGGAAAATAAATTTGATAAAAGACCTTTTATTGGTTTACCCTCGTGGTTTAAACAAAAATAAAAAATTATGAAACTTTTTAAAAAAATATTATTAGAGAAAGAAAGAATTAAACTATTGGATGTAGTTAAAAATAAAGTAAAAAAGATAGGTCCTACTTTTCCTGGCTTACAAACTTCTAATACACTTCATAAACATAAATCAATGGAAATTTTGTTAAAAAAACTTAAACCCTATCATAAAAAATATAACATAATAAATTGTTGGGCTAATTTTAGTAGAGGTAATTTTATGTGTTTTCATAAGCATGAAAATTTTGATGAAAATATGGTTTATTTTTTAGAGAATAAGTGCAACATGGGTCCAATGTTTAAAAAAGAAAATTCTGAAATAGAAATAACTAAATGTCCAGAAAATTCATTATTAATTTTTAACAATGATATGTTACATTCAGCGCCTTGTCACTTACCTCAAGACAGATATTCTATAGCTTTTGAAATGATGAAAAAATGAAGAAACCTTATAAAATTATAAAAAATTTTATGGAACCGGAGTTTTTTAAAGAACTTAAAACTTTAATTATCGATAAAGAGTTTTCTTGGTTTTACCGTAAAAATATGACACCTAATTCTAAAATAGATTTAGGTTATTTTACACATTCTTTTTATAATGACCACAAAATCAATAGTAGTCATTATTATAAATATATAATACCTATTTTAAAAAACTTAAATACTTCTGCGGTTATTGAAGTTAGAGCCAATATGGCTCCAAGTGTTTTTTTTAAAAATAAAAAATCTGAATGGCATACAGACTATTCTTTTACTTCTAAAACTGCCATACTTTATCTTAATAATTGTGATGGGGGAACTGAATTAAAAATAGGTAACAAAATTGTTTCAATAAAAGCAGACGCTAATACCATGCTAACTTTTGATAGTAATATAATACATAGAGGGACTGCTTCAGAAAAAGTTGATGTCAGGTATATACTAAATTTTAATTACTTTTAAAAATGAAAAAAAATAAATTAGCTGTTATAGGTGTGGGTAGTGCAGGGATACAATCTTTATGTCACTTCCTAGCTTACATGGATGAAACATGGGAGATAACTTCTATTCATAACCCCTCTAAAAAAATACAAGGAATTGGGGAGAGTTCTAACCCTTCTTTTATCGCTGCATTAGAACTTGGTGTTGGATTTAATTTAATAGAAGATTTAAATAAAATAAATGGTACTTTAAAATTTGGAACTAAATATAAAGATTGGAGAGTTCATGAATTTGTAAACCCTTTAATAGGAGGTTCTGTGGCTATTCATTTTGACACACATTCTTTATATAAATTTGCAATGAATGGTTTTAAAAAAAGATGGAATAATAAATTTAAAATAATTAAAGGAAATGTCGATAAATTAGAAAATAATAAAAACGAAGTTAAATTAAAAATAAATAATAAAAATTATAGTTTTGATTTTGTTATTGATTGTGGTGGTACACCTAAATCATTTAAAGATTATAAAATGATAGATCCTTTATTAAATACTTGCCTGGTTCACAATAATGAACCAGATTTTAAAATAGATTTAAAACACACAGGGCATATTGCAACAAAAGATGGTTGGATGTTTAGAGTTCCTTTAAAAACTAGAACAAGTTATGGATACTTATACAATAGTAACATAACAAAAAATGATAAAGCTAAGGAAAATTTTTCTAAGATTATTGATGTTCCAGTTAAAAAATTAGAAAAAATAAAATATAAATTTAAACCCTATTATACCGAAAACGCATTGAAAGGCAGAGTAATAAAAAATGGTAATGCAGTAGCCTTCTTTGAGCCAATGTTTGCTAATTCTTTATTTATTTATGATAATGTAAATAGAAATTTTTGGGATTATGTTGTAGGTAATATTAAAGCTAGTGTAGTTAATGAACGTATAGCAAGATCAGCTAGTGCTGTAGCATCTGTAATTGGGTTTCATTATTTAGAAGGATCTACTTATTCAACAGAATTTTGGAAACAAGCAAAAAAATGGGGTGAAAAAGAAACACAAAAAACTAATATTATGGCATATTATAGTAATATGTTAGAGGGTATAAATAAAAATAGTAATTGGGTTAGTCTTGAAAATTATTGTTTTACTGCTTATGGTTTTGCTAAACTATCTAAAAATCTAGGATACAACAAATTTATATAGCTCTACACAAATAAATAGTATATACATTAAGCTTGTGAGGGGATGATCCACCACTGATTCCCCTTGCTTTAAATTTATTGAATTTAACTATAATCTGTTATACTACCTAGTAAACAGGATTTTATATGTTACAAAAACTAGGTTTTGCTCCAGGATATAATAAACAAGTTACTGAACTAGGTGCCGAAG